CTGCGCGAGCTGATCGACCTGAATCTTTACGACGTCTCGCCGGTCACGTATCCGGCGTACTCCGATACCGAAGTCTATGCGCGGGGGCGTGTCGTCGCGCCCCCGGCATCGCCCGACCGGACGGCCGAGGCGGTGGCGCTGGGGCAGAAGCTCCGGCAGATGCGACGACGGCTGGACCTGGAAGCGCGGCGCTGACTGAGCGCCGGCAGAGTATCTGAGGAGATCACGACATGGCACTGATGGAGCAGATCAACGACCTCAAGGCGCAGCGCCGGGCGCTCGTCGATCAGGCGCGCGGGCTGCTGGACACGGCGGAAGCGGCGAACCGAGACCTGACTGCCGAGGAGTCGCAGCAGTACGATCGGATCAATGCCGACATCGACACGATGGGCGCTCGTGCCGAGCGGCTGGAGGCGCAGCTGGAGCGCGAGACGCGCTTCGCCACGCCGGAAAGCGCTCCGACCCGCCCGTCGGTCGAGGATGGCGGCGCCCGCGCCGCTTCGCCGTTCGGTAGTGCGGAGTATCGCGACGCCTTCTGGGCCTACACGCGCCGGACGCTGTCGGGCCTGCTGCCACAGGAGCATCGCGCGATGTCGGTCGGCTCGGCCGCCGACGGTGGTTATCTCGTCCCGGACGAGTTCCACACCACGCTGGTCGAGAAGCGCCGCGATCGCAACCTCATGCGCCAGCTGGGCAACGTCATCGAGACATCGTCCGGCGACCATCTGATCCCGGTCGCCGTGAACGATATCGAGGCGAAGTGGACGGCGGAAGCGACGGCGAACGTGGAGACGTCGCCGACGTTCACGCAGGTAGCGCTTGGTGCGCACAAGCTCGCCGCGATCGTCAAGGTCTCTGAGGAGATTCTGAACGATAGCGCGTTCAACCTCGCGGCCTACATCGCGAACCAGTTCGCGGTGTCGTTCGGCGACGCTGAGGAGAAGGCGTTTGTCAATGGCGGCGGCACGGACTTCACCGAGTCGACGTACCTCGGCCATCAGCCACGCGGCGTGACGAAGGACGCGATCACGGGCGTGACGGCGGCCAGCTCGTCGGCGATCACGACCGATGAGGTGCTGGCGCACTACCACAAGCTCCCCGCGCCCTATCGGGCAAACGCGGCCTGGCTGATGAACGACAACACGGCGTTGGCGCTGCGCAAGCTGAAGGCCTCGTTCACCTCAACGATCGACGACGGCGGCTCGCCAGCGACGACGGTCAGCGTGGTCAACTCCGGCGACTACCTCTGGCAGCCGGGTTTGCAGGCGGGCCAGCCGGACATGCTGTTTGGCCGGCCGGTCTACGTCTCTCGCTACATGCCGGACATCGGCGCCGGCACCAAGCCGATCGTGTTCGGTGACTACTCGTACTACTGGATCGCCGACCGCCAGCGGATCGCGATGCAGCGACTCGTCGAGCTGTACGCCGCGAGCGGTCAGGTTGGCTTCCGCATGTTCACGCGCGTCGATGGCCGTCTGGTCCTGCCGGACGCTGCGCGTGCGTTCGTGATGCACGCCTAGCCATGCGAGTGCGAGTGTTGACGATGCTCGTCGGGCTGGGCGTGGCCTACATGCCCGGCGAGGTCGTCGAGATAGACGAGGACGAGGCGCGGCGCTGGATCGCGGCCGGGTACGCCGAGGCGGCTCGGCCGGAGCGCGCGCCCAAGACGGCGACGAAGCGACCGCGCGAGAACACGGCGCGCCGCGCCGGGAAGCCGAGGTCCTGACGATGTGGACGCTGGAGCGGACAAACGCGCCGGTTGCGCCGCTCGTGACGCTCGCTGAGGCGAAGCTGCACTTGCGGGTGGAGCATGACGCCGAGGACACGCTGATCACGCGGATCGTCGCAGCGGCGACCGAGCGAGCCGAGGAGATTCAGGCGCGCGCCTACGTCACGCAGACGTGGCGGCTGGCCCTGCCGCGCTTTCCGGTCGGGCGGGTCATCCGCCTGCCACGCCCACCGCTCCAGGCGGTCACGTCGATCGCCTACACCGACCCGGCCGGCGAGAGCCAGACGCTGCCAGATAGCACGTACCGCGTGCTGATCGACGGCGTGCCGGGGCGGGTGGTTCTCGCTCGTGACGCAGCGTGGCCGGCGACCGCCGATGAGCCGGACGCGGTGCGGGTGACGTACACGGCCGGCTACGGCGACCTCGGGGCAGACGTGCCGGAAGAGCAGCGCGCGGCGGTGCTGCTCTTCGTCGGCCATCTCTACGAGAGCCGCGAGGCAATCACCGTCGGGACCGGGCCAACGTTCAAGCTGGCGTACGGGCCAGAGTACCTGCTCTGGCCCGACCGGGTATTCGATATCGACCCGTTAGGAGCATAGACATGGCGCGAACATCCCTCTCCGCGCAGACCGTGACGTCGGCCGGCGCGGTTATCTCGATGACGTCCGCGAACGCCGACGGCCACTCGTTCACCAGCACCGGGCTGCAGGTGCTGCGCGTGAAGAACGGCGGCGGCTCCTCGATCGACGTCACGATTCAGACCGATGTTACGCGAGACGGGAGCCTCGCGCTACCAAACCGCGTCGTCGCGGTCGCGGCCGGCGCGGAGAAGACGATCGGGCCGTTCGACCCGAACGTCTACCAGCAGAAGAGCGGCAGCGACCAGGGCAAGGTTCTGGTCGACTTCAGCGCCGTGACGACCGTCACGGTCGCGCTCGTGTCGATCGGCTAGACCGATGCGAGCGGGCATCCTGCGGCATCGCGTGTCGATCGAGGCGTATGACGCGACGGTCGATGCGTGGGGCCAGCCGGTCGAGGCCTGGACGGCGATCGCAACGAGCCTCCCGGCCGACGTGCGGGATGTCCGGGGGCGCGAGTACTGGAGCAGTGGGCAGACGCCGGCTGGCGAGGTCACGACGCGTGTGCGCATCCGCTACCGCGACGACCTCAGCCTCGCGCGGCAGATGCGGGTCGTCCACGGCGGGCGCGTCCTGCCGATCGAGGCGATCCTCGATCCGGACGGCCGGCGAGTCGAACTGCACCTGATGTGTCAGGAGGCGGCCTGATGGCCGGGTTGAACGGCGTCCGGGTCGAGATTGAGGGCTGGGACGAGCTGGAGGCGAAGCTCCGGAAGCTCGCGACCAACCTCAACACGCAGGAGGTCATGGAGAACGCGCTGATGGACGGCGCGGAGATCGTCAAGGGCGCAAAGGAGTCGGGCGCTCCGCGACACACCGGGCAACTGGCCGGCGACATCCACATCTCGAAACAGGGACGACAGAAGTACAGCGTGCGCGTGGGCCCGGGTATCCGAGGCTTCTACGGGCGCTATCTGGAGTACGGCACGAGCCGGATGGCAGCACGGCCGTGGATGCGCCCGGCGTTCGACGGGGTGCAGGCCTCGGTCGAGCGCGCGATCAGTGACAGCATGTGGCGGGCGGTTGAGGAGGCGAACGACCGTGCCTGACATCGAGCTGGGGCTGCGGTCGCACCTGACGACGGCCGTGCCAGCTGTCGCGGGACGGATCTATCCCGACCGGCTGCCTGATCCGCCGGTGCTGCCGGCGCTGGTCTATCAGCGCGTCTCGACGGTGCGCGACGCAGCGTACGACGGCGCGCCAGAGTTCGTCGAGGCGCGCTTTCAGGTCGATGTCTGGAGCCGACAGGCAGCGGAGCGGCGCGCGATCGCGCGGGCCGTCTCGGCGGCGCTGCTGGGGCATCACGGCATGATGGGCGGCGTCGCGGTGGCGATCCCGCGTCAGCCGATGGACACCGACGAGTACGAGACAGACACCGGGCTCTACCGGGCGATTCTGGAGTTCATGATCTGGTATAGCGAGGAGCAGACACCATGAGCGCACGAGGGTACATCGGTCTCGGGACGACGCTGTCGTACAGCACGGACAACGGCTCGACCTACACAGCGATCGCCCGAATCTCCGAGATCGGGGAGATCGGGTTCGGTGAGGCGGACGACGTCGATGTGACCGGCTATGACACACCGACCCGGACGCGAGAGAAGATCAAGGGGATGGAGGACGCCGGGTCGATCGATCTGACCGGCATCTGGACGGCGGCGGCCAGCCAGCAGGCGATCATGGCGCTGGACGACGTGATCAAGTGGAAGTTCGTCTTCCCGGAGTCCATGGGGGAGATCGTCCTGGACGGATATATCACCGCGTTCCAGCTCAACCCGCAGCTCGATGACCGGATCGAGTGGAGCGCGACGCTGGTCGTCAGTGGCAAGCCGACCCTGACGGTGTCGTAGGAGGCGCCCCGTGGAGTACGTCGAGATCACCCGGAGAGATGGTCAGCGTGTCCGGCTGCGGTACGGGTTCCGATCGCTGCGGTGGCTGGAAGAGCAGACTGGCGCGACGTTTCAGCGGCTGTTCGAGTCGCTGGGACAGAGCACGAGCGCGACGGACATCGCCTGGCTGGTGGCAGCCGCGCTCTACCACGAGCAGCCAGGCGTGACACCTGCCGACGCCGACGACCTGATCGACGACGTCGGGCTGCCGGCTGTCGTGGAGGCCATCGGCGCGGCGATCAACGCGTCGTCCCTGACGCGGGGGCTTGAGGGCGACGGGGTCGACGGGGCCGGCCCAAAACTCCTGGCGGAGGCTGGGACTGGCACGAGTTCGAGCGCGCGTCGGCGCGGATAGGGCTCCGTCCGCCGGAGTACTGGCAAATGACTCCGGCGGAGTGGTCGTACGCGATCGCCGGGTACCAGTGGCGCGAGGAACGCGCCGAGTGGCGCATGGCCAGCATCATCGCGGCGATCTACGACCAGCACCGCGACCGGAAGAAGCGCCGGAAGCCGATCACGGCCGACGACATCCTCGGGCGGAAGCGCACGCGCGGCGCGCGCTCACCGGAGGATCAGCTGGCCGTGCTGACATCGCTCACCCGCCGGATGGGCGGCGAGATCATCCGGGGTTCTGGCGCATGAACGTCACGGTGTAGGTGTCCTTCGCCCAGACGGGGCGAAAGAGCCACGGCAGGCGGCGTAAGACCGAGCCTTTGACGCTCGTGTGCTGGATCGTCCAGCCGGCGGCGGTGGCTCGCTCGATATCGTCGGCCATCTGCCGATCGCCCGTGTAGGTCGCGACATGCGTCCGGCGCTTGTCGTCCTCGTACCACGGTCGTCTGGCCATGTGTGCGCTCCTCTCATTGCGCGCAGCATAGCAGAGTGTCGTCATCGCGAAACGTTTCCGGCCCGCTGAGATCAGCGGGCCGCTTGTGTTTGGAGCATCGGATGCCTGAGGTCGGGTCGCTCTTCGTCCGGCTGAAAGCGGACGCCAGCGAGTTCGAGCAGACGATGCAGTCTGTGTCGGGGAAGTTCAAGAGCGCCGGCGACTCGATCAAGGGAGCCGGAGAAGGGCTCTCGAAGTACGTCACCCTCCCGCTCGTGGGCATCGGCACGGCCGCGCTCATGGTCGGGACGAACTTCGACACGCAGATGAGCCGCGTGCAGGCGCTGTCCGGCGGCACGAACGACGATCTCCTGACGCTCCGAGACACGGCGCTTGAGCTCGGCCGCTCGACGCAGTTCTCGGCGACACAGGCAGCCGAGGGCATGGAGTCGCTCGCGCTCGGCGGTCTGGACGCGAACCAGATCATCGCGGCGATGCCGGGGCTGCTGGGCCTCGCTGCCGCCGAGCAGATGGGCCTTGGGTCGGCGGCCGGCATCACCACCGCGATCATGAACACCTTCGGCATCTCGGCTGACCAGACAGGCACGGTCGTCGACCAGCTCCTGTCCGTGTCGTCGAACGCGGCGGTTTCCGTCGATGAGATCGGGCAGTCGTTGCAGTACGCCGGCCCGGCTGCGGCTGCGGCCGGCATGTCGCTCTCCGACACGACGGCCGCGCTGGGCCTGATGGCGAACCAGGGCATCAAGGGCTCGCAGGCCGGCACCGCGCTCGGCGCGGTCCTGAGCGACCTGACCGGGCATGTCAAGGACGGCAAGGTCAATTTCGGGGACTTCGCCGTCGAGGTGTACGACGCGCAGGGCAAGATGCGGCCATTCGGCGACATCCTGCGGGACATCGAGCAGGGCACGACCGGGATGAGCGACGCGCAGCGCAACGCTGCGCTCTCGAGCGTCTTTCAGCGTCAGTCGCTCCGGGGCGTCAACGTGCTGCTCGGCGAGGGCTCGACGAAATACGACGAGCTCAACAAGAAGATCGTCGAGTCGAACGGATTGGCGGCGACGCAGTCGACGATCATGCAGGACAACCTCGGCGGCGCGTTCCAGCGCGTGCGGTCGGCCGTCGAAGGCCTGCTGATTCAGCTCTCCGACCGGCTCAAGCCGGTCATCATGGACGTGATCGTCCCGGCGATCCTGGCGTTTATCGAAAAGCTCTCCGGGCTGATCACGTGGTTTTCGAACCTGAGCCCGTCGATCCAGACGGTTGTGCTGGCCGTGCTGGGCATCGCCGCGGCCATCGGGCCGGTGCTCGTCGGGCTGGGGCTGTTTATCACGCTGATCGGGACGGCTATCGGGGCGATCGCGCTGATCGCGTCGTCGATCACGCTGATCGTGCTTGCCCTCTCCGGGCTGGTGCTGGGCCTGATCTACGCGTACACGCACTTCGAGACGTTCCGTGACATCGTCAACGGCGCGATCAACACGGTCGTGTTGGTGGTGCAGACGCTCTTCCCGATCATCGTCGGGATCATCACGACGGTGTTCGATGCGGTCCTGCTGGCCGCACAGACCGTCTGGCCGTACATCCAAATGGCGATCTCGACCGCGATCACGACGGCGCAGACGATCATCGCGACGGTCCTGCCGGTCATTCAGGGGCTGATCGAGACCGCGTTCACGGCGATCCTCGTAATTGCGCAGGCGGTCTGGCCAGTGATCCAGTCGGCGGTCGAGACGGCCGTCGGCGTGATCCAGACCGTTGTCTCGACGGTCTTCCCGATCGTCCAGACGATCGTTGAGACCGTGTTCGGCGCGGTGCTGAGTCTGGCGCAGCAGAACTGGCCGACGATCCAGCAGATCATCCAGGCGGCCGTCGAGATCGTCCGGACGGTCGTCGAGACGGCGTTCGGCGTCGTCCGATCCGTCAGCGAGACGGTGTTCGGGGCCGTGCGGTCGATCGCTGAGGCGGTCTGGCCGGCCGTCCGGACGATCGTCGAGACAGTGATGGGCGCGATCCACTCGGTCGTCGAGACCGTACTGGGCATCGTCAAGAGCGTCTGGGACGACACTCACGAGCAACTTGAGTCGCTGGCCCGGCAGGTTTGGGAGACGATCCAGACCGTGATCGACTCCATCCTGAAGATCATTCTCGGCATCCTGCAGACTGCGCTCGGGATCATCACCGGCGATTGGCAGCAGGCGTGGGACGGGATCAAGACGATCGCGCAGGGAGCCTGGGACGGGATCAAGTCGCTGATCGACCTGGCTATCTCGGCGATCAAGACGATTATCGAGCTGGGCTGGTCGGCGATCAAGAACACGATCTCGACGGCGTTCGACGGGATCAAGCGTGTCGTCTCCGAGGGTGCCGACCGCGTCGTCGAGCGGATGGGGCAGCTGCCGGGAGAGATCGTCTCGGCGGTCGGCGATCTCGGCTCGCTGCTGTGGTCGGCCGGGGCCGACCTGATCGGCGGGCTGATCGACGGCATCGTGTCGAAGATCGGCGCGTTGAAGGACGCGCTCGGCGGGATCACCAACCTGATCCCGGACTGGAAGGGCCCGGCAGAACGTGACCGGCGGCTCCTGGAACCGAGCGGGCGGCTGATCATGCAGGGGCTCGACCGAGGGCTCGTGGCTGGCGCGAAGGGGATCGAGCAGCGGCTTGGCGCGATCACCGGGCAGATCGCCGGCGCTGACCTGGCCGGCATCGGAAACGGTGGGCTGGGTGTGAACTTCTACGGGCCGGTCGAGATTCTGGCCCGCGACCGAGCGGACGCAGCGCGTAGCGCGGGGGACGTCGGCTGGGCCGTCGCGTCCGCGCTACGGAGCCGAGGGATACCGAGATGACGCCGCGACCGCGACTGCTGACACACTTCGTCTCACGTGACGGTTCGATCGTCGTCGAGCTGCCGAAGGCTGCTTACGAGTGGGAGTCGTCGCAGGGTGTCCGAGGTGGCGTCGCGACAGCCATCGGCGCGGACTACGGCGTCGACCTGCTGGGCACGCTCGTCTCGCCGGTCGCGGTGGGCAGCGAGCGAGTACGCGGGCTGCTGGTCGCGGCGGACGGTGAGACGCTGACTGACGCGCTGGTTGCGCTGCGTGGACAGCTGCAGGCCATCGGGCAGGGGCGACTCCGCGCGACCGACGCGGCGGGCGGCTACTGGTGGGCACGCGCTCGGATCGCCAGCATGCCGGAGGTGACGCTGGGCGTCGAGCATCGCCGGCATGCGCCGGTCATTGTCGCGTTCCAGCGGCTCTCTGACTGGTTCGCCGAGGACGTGACGACTGTCACGCAAACCATCACCGGCGGGGCTGGCTCGATCAGTCTGACCAACGGCGGCACGGCGGACGTGCGCGAGATCGTGGTCGAGATTCGCGCCAACGCGGCGAGCGGCTATGTCAACCCGTCGATCACAAGCGTGCTGACCGGCGAGACGTTCACCTACAGCCGCACGGCGGCGAGTAGCACGCACCGCGTGCGGATCGACTGCGGGCGCTACGCGGTGACGCGGTCGACCGACAGCGGCACGACGTGGGCTGACGATTACGCGCAGTTCAGCGCCGGGCTAGCGCAGGACGGGTTCATCCGACTGATACCGGGGGCGCAGTCATGGGACGTCGCCGGCTGTGCGAACGCGACCGTCGTCGTCACGTATCGGGACGCATGGCGCTAGAGAGAGGAGCGGCAGGATGACGCTCGGAGACACATTGACGGTGTACTCGCGGATCGACTTCCGGGTCGATAAGTGGCACGCGGGGCGGACACCGGAGGACGGCCCGCCGGATGAGGTCGTCGAGTCGTATGAGTGGGTCGGAGAGGACGGACTGGCCGTCACCGACCCGGAGATCGTGGCGACGCTGGAGCGGCGCTGGGCCACTCGGCAGAACGAGCAAGCGAACGGAGAGACGACATGCTCCTGAACATCACACGAGACCTGATCGCGGACGCGCTGATCGGCGGCGGGACGTATGCCGCGTTCAACAACAGCAACGCACGGCTGTGCGTCGGCGACTCATCGACGGCAGAGGCGGTTGGGCAGACCGACCTGCAGGCCGCGACGAACAAGCTCCGAAAGGCGATGGACGCGACGTATCCGACGCGGTCGGCGAACGTCC